ACACACAAACAAAAAGCAAGCCCCTTTTGGGCGAAAACTGGAAAGACCGCTGATATGCTTATTTTGAAATTCACCATTCGGGAAAGGAGGGAGCTGCGTATATGGGAAAACGAACCGGCAGGCCTGTGGGCCGTCCTCCGAAGTTTACCAGCAAGGAGCAGATCCAGGAGCTGGGCGAAGCCTACCTGCGGGAGTGCATGGGAAAGCCGTTCATTATGGACGATGGCTCTGTGCTGCGGGATAAATACGGCGAAGTGATCCTTTTGGGCAGACACCCTCCCACCGTCACCGGCCTTGCCCGCGCTCTGGGCTTCACCAGCAGGCAAAGCCTTTTGGAGTACCAGGCCAAAGCGGAATTTGCTGACACGGTTACGCGCCTGAAAATGCAGATCGAGGAATACGCGGAAGAACGGCTCTTTGACAAGGACGGACAGCGGGGCGCGGAGTTCAGCTTGAAGTATAACTTCCGCTGGGCGCAGGAGGCAGAAAAAGACGGCTCCGAGGGCGAGAACAACCAGGGCGTGGTGCTGATCCCGGAAGTGGGTGCGCTCAATGAGTAAGAACATCGTTTGGAAGCCGCAGCCTCGCCAGGCGGTGTTTATGAGCCGCCCGGAGTTCGAGGCCCTGTACGGCGGCGCTGCCGGAGGCGGAAAGAGTGACGCCCTGGTGATCGAGGCGCTGCGGCAGGTGGATATCCCGCACTACAAGGCGCTGATCCTCCGAAAGACATTCCCGCAGCTGGCGGAGCTGATCGACAAGACGCTGAATTATTATCCCAGGGCCTATCCAAAGGCCCGGTACAACAGCAGCAACCACACCTGGACATTCCCCAGCGGGGCCAAGATCATTTTCGGCTCCATGCAGTACACAAAGGACAAGATGAAATACCAGGGCCAAGCCTACGACTTCATAGCCTTTGACGAGCTGACCCACTTTTCCTTTGACGAGTACGATTACCTGTTTTCCCGCTGCCGTCCCAACGGTCCCGGTACCCGCTGCTATATCCGATCGACGGCGAACCCCGGCGGCATCGGCCACGGCTGGGTAAAGGAGCGCTTTATCACCGCCTCCCAACCCATGCAAACGATCTGGACGGACGTAAGCTGGCGGGATCCTGCAGGACAGGAGCACACAGCCCGGCAGAGCCGTATTTTCGTACCCAGCAGCGTGTTTGACAACCCTGCCCTGCTGGCGAACGACCCGGACTACATCAAGCGTCTGGCCTCCATGCCGGAGGCGGACAGGAACGCCCTGCTCTATGGCGACTGGGACAGCTTCTCCGGCCAGGTGTTCACCGAGTGGCGCAACGACCCGACACACTACAACGACCGGCGCGGTACCCACGTTATCAAGCCGTTCAAGATCCCCGACGCCTGGGCAATCTGGTGCGGCCTGGACTGGGGCTTTTCCCGGCCCTTTTCTGTCGGCTGGTACGCTGTGGATCACGAACGGCGGATCTATCGTATCCGCGAGCTGTACGGCTGCACCGGCACGCCAAACGCCGGCGTCAAGTGGGAGCCTGGCGAAGTGGCCCGGAAGATCAAGGAGATCGAAGCCGAAGATCCCAACATGAAAGGGCGCAAGATCCTCCGCGTCGGCGACCCCGCTATTTGGGGCAGCGACGGTACCGAGAGCATCGGCGCTCTGATGGAGCGGGAGCGTGTCTACTTCGAGAAAGGCGACCACGCCCGGCTGGACGGCAAAATGCAGGTGCACCACCGGCTGACCTTTGACGCCGAGGGCGTACCCATGCTCTATGTGTTCGACACTTGCAAGCATTTCATTCGCACCGTCCCCAACCTGGTTTATGACGAAACCAACGTGGAGGACATCGACACCGACGGCGAGGATCATATCTACGACGAGCTGCGCTACGTGTGTATGCGCAACCCGATCGCACCCAGGCCCCGCCCGGTGGAACCCCCCAAGCCATACGATCCGCTGTCCACCGAAACGCTGGTGCAGTACGATCGCTACGACTGGTACAAAAAATACTGACAATGGAGGTAGAAAACAATGGCATTCACTTTTGGCAAACGACCCCAGGGGCAGGAGCCGACCGCTACGCAGCAGGCCAGCACTCCTCCTCGCGCCGGTGGCCTGCCCGGCGTACAGGCTCCGCGCAATCTCCCCCCGCAGCTGGCGGCCGCGCTGCTGCAGCGCAACGCAGCCAGCAAGCCCATGATCGGCAAGGAGGATATCGCAAAGGCCGCCGAGATCTTGAAGCGGTACAAGGAGGGTAAGGCCAACCTGGAAACCCGCATTGTGGAGGACGAGCTGTGGTGGCAGCTGCGCCATTGGGAGGCGATCCGGGGCGCAAAGGGCAAGGAGAAGCAGCAGGGCGCTATGCCGGAGCCGAGCAGCGCATGGCTGTTTAACTCTATCCTGAACAAGCACGCCGACGCTATGGATAACTTCCCGGAGCCGGTGGTGCTGCCCAGGGAAAAGAGCGATATTCCCAGCGCAAAAACTCTCTCCTCTGTTCTGCCGGTGATCCTGGAGTACAACGACTACGAGCAGACCTACTCCGATAACTGGTGGGATAAGCTGAAACACGGTACCGCCGCCTATGGTGTGTTCTGGAACTCCGAAAAGGAAAACGGCCTGGGCGATATCGAGATCCAGGAGATCGACCTGCTCAAACTGTTTTGGGAGCCGGGCGTTACCGATATCCAGAAATCCCGAAACCTGTTTATCACGGAGCTGGTGGACGAGGATCTGCTGGAGCAGCAGTATCCCGACCGCAAGGGCCGCCTGCGCGGCAATGCTGTGGATATCAAAGAATACCTCTACGACGATACCGTGGACACTTCCGGCAAGAGCGTCGTTGTGGACTGGTACTACAAGGTCAAGACGCCCGGCGGCGCAACGGTGCTGCACTACGCCAAATTCGTAGGTGACGAGCTGCTGTACGCCAGCGAGAACGACCCCGATTACGCCCAGCGCGGCTACTACGACCACGGCCGGTACCCGGTCGTCCTGGACGTGCTTTTCCCCGAAAAGGGTACGCCGGTGGGCTTCGGCTACGTGGCAATCTGCAAGGATCCGCAGCTGTATATCGACAAGCTCTCCGGCAATATCCTGGAAAACGCCATGATGGCGACTAAAAAGCGCTTCTTCGTGAGCAGCAGTACCAACATCAACGTGGAGGAGTTCATGGATTGGAACAATCCTCTTGTCCACGTAGAGGGTGAGCTGGACGACCGGCGAGTAAAGGAAATTGTCTGCCAGCCCCTCGACAGCATCTACGTGTCTGTTGCGCAGATGAAGATCGAGGAAATGAAAGACACCGCCGCCAACCGGGACGTCAACTCCGGCGGCACCGGCTCCGGCGTCACCGCTGCAGCTGCGATCGCAGCGCTCCAGGAGGCGGGCAACAAGGCCAGCCGCGACATGATCTCCGCCAGCTACCGTACCCACAAGAAGATCAACGACATGGTGATCGAGCTGATCCGCCAGTTCTACGACGAGGCCCGCAGCTTCCGCATCATGGCACCCAACGGTACCGGCGAATACCGGTTCGTGGACATGAGCAACCGGGATATCAAAGACCAGGTCGTGGGCCAGGACAGCGCGGGCAACGATCTGTACCGCCGCCCCATCTTCGATCTGAAGATCAAGGCACAGAAAACCAATCCTTTCTCCCGCATGGAGCAGAACGAGAACGCCAAGGAGCTTTACAAAATGGGCTTCTTCAACCCCGACCGCGCCCAGGAAGCCTCTATGGCCCTGGACATGATGGAGTTCGAGGGTATCGAGCAGATCCGGGAAAAGGTAAGCCAGGGGCAGACGCTGCTTAACGTGTGCACCCAGCTTATGCAGGAAAACGCCCTGCTGAAAGCGGCTATGGGTATGGCCCAGGTACCGGGCGCTCCCGGCGCCGCCAATGCAGGCGCAGCAAGTACCGCAACACCCGCAAACAACCCCGGAGCAGGCCTTGCAAGCGCCGTCATGGACGCGCAAACACCTATGACCGACTACGGCCAGCGCCTTGCGCAGCGCAGCAAGCCCAACGTGGAGGGGCGGTGAGCCTGTGACGCACGTTTACCTGGAGCAGGACGGCAATCGCTACACTGTGACTGCCAAAGATCACGCCACCGGCAGCGTGGAAATGTGCGCGGCGATCTCTACCCTGGTCTACACCCTGGAGGGCTGGCTGCGGAATAGCGCCGTTCTGGTGCTGGAGTGCACGGTGGAGGACGGCCACGTGCACATCGTGTTCGCTGGCGGCAGCAACTGCGAAACTGTGTTTGACATGGTTACGGTGGGCTTCCTGCGGCTGCAGGCCACCGACCCGGAGCACGTTTGCGTGGAGCTGCAAATTATTTCTTAAAAATTTTCTCGGTTTTTGGGCGACTTTTCAAAAAGCGCCTGCTACGCTTTATTTGTCCTCCTGCTGCACCGATACTCTGGGGAGGGTGACGCACGTACCAGGTGCGCCTCCCTTTCCACGGTGCGGTGGGCAACGACAGGCGACACGGCGCTTTTCAATACCGCGATAAGGAGGATATCTCTATGAAACACCAGAAATTGCTGGCTATGAACCTGCATCTGTTCGAGGGCGGCGGTGCCGCCGGTGGGGCAGGTGCCGGTGCCGGGGCGGCCGCTCCCGGCGGAACGGCTGGCGCAATGGGCGATACCCAGGCAGGCTCTGTGAACACCCAGCAGGGCAACAACAAATCGGGCGATCTCTCGCAGGTACGCTATGGCAAGCAGGCAGGCAGCACGACCGCTGCTGCAGGCCAGGCCGCAGCACAGGCTCCCGCCGCCGGGGCAGCCAACAATCCCCAGGGCGCAGCGTCTGCGTCCGATACTCTGGAAGCCCGCCAGCGCGAATTTGACGAGCTGGTGAACAGCGACCGCTTCAAGGATATTTACACCAAGCGCACCCAGGACATGATCGACCGCCGGTTTAGTAAGGCGAAAGCCGCAGAGGCCGAGAACAGCAGACTGCGGGAGATTGCTGCCATGCTGAACCAGCGCTACGGCGTG